CCTGGTTGTAGTTTTATCTACAAGTCTCACCCCTCCACCTGTGACGAGGAGGTTGTGGTAAGCACCGCTGAGTAGAAGATTGACAAGAAATCTTTGACGAACTCAGTCCCAAAGGTCGTACACCCTATCACGGTAATACGTTTGAATTGACACCTTTGAAGTCCGAAAGAGTATCTAGTACTCGCGGAGGCTATCCGTCGACGGAATAGCAGTTGCGCGCTCTTGAGAAGAGAATTGGCTAAATTTAAGCTCTATCGCGCACGCAAACTCAATAACTTATTGAGGAGCGGTAGGGATCGCTGCAATTGAAATCAGCGAAGTAGCAGGATTAGCAACAGTAGCAGCCAGGGTTGCCTGAAAGCTTGAACTGTTAGCAGTAATCGTAGCCACAGCGGAACCAGTACCACCAGAATAATTGGACTTGATAGTACCGGAGGTTACAGACGAGACAGTAAGAACTGCTGTTGCGGCTGTAGAGCCCCAGGAAAGCACATACTCGAAACCAGGGATGGTCCCGCTTACGTTTAGTGAATTTCCCGTCCCTATGAGAGTTAAGCCATTAATTTGGGTCAAATACGTCATACCAGCCAAAGCAGCGGTAGTCGTAGCAGTTGTCGAGGTGCCCACAGCGCTTCCAAAAGCTAAAGTAGGTAACTGAGAGACGGAGAGAACAACGTCATACTCAACAAACAATTTTCCCCAATTAGCGGAGACAGAGGCAGCGTCAACAGTACAAACGTACATTGTTCCAGCATCATAGGTCTTGATATCTGTGTTGGCCACTGCGCCTTGCCTAATATACTTAGGCACACCCCCCGGGTGAAGAGCTGAAGGAGTTAAATCACAACAGAACTCAACAACCCAAGGAGCTTCCTCCTTGGCGTCCTTATAATCCATAGCCTGCGACTCCGAAGTTGGAGCAGAATCCGATGCATCATAGTCAGGGACTAGCATGACCGAACCTACGGTTGTCGTCGCAGTACGAGTATAGTAATCAAATCGAAGGCGATTGAACTTATACTGTTCCCATCCACCTGCTTGTGTGGATAACCATGGAAAAGAACCGGGAAGACCTGGATTCAGGGCAAGCGTACTTGCAACACTAAATGCCGAGGCACCCGAAGATGGCGTAGCAATGCTAGCCACTAACTCTCTTTTGCGAATTCTCACAGAATCTGAACCAGCCACCCGTTCAACAATCGGGTTGGCCTGTGAGAAACCTCTGCTATAAGCTACCGAAGCAGAGGTAGCAACATTAGCGTCACGAATGGCACGAACAGCCGACGGAGCTAAATTATTGCCACGCTTCCTACCTTGTCCGCTACGTTTTCGGCTAGCGGACCTAAGAGCATTAAGTTCCTGAACTAATGCACTTCTCAATTTAGTCGTATTGAGATTACGGGGCTTCCTATTCTGATTGCGGGAAGTAGCGCTCAAATTCTTGCGATTGTCCATGTAAGGGATCCCCCTGAACTGAGGGGACTGTTCATCCTTATGAAGAGGTACCAGGAAGCTATTATCGCCTTTTCCTCCCCACCCGTGCAGTCTCTCGACACTCGAGAGTGACAAATATTCTCAGAAAACCTTACCAAATCGGAAATCTAAAGGTGGATGACAAAAGCCATGTCCATGAGAAATAATTGCACAAACCCTTGGTTACGTAAATGTTTACACCACATGAGGGCTCAATCATCAAAAGAGTATACACCCGAAGGTCAGTAGGGACTCAGTCTAGAAAGAGAAATACTCATAGGAAACGTTTTGGGCGGTTTACACATAAGAACCCCTTGGCTAAGTTTAACGTCTTTCCAGGACCATGATTCCCAAGTCAGAGTGTACGTAGGTACTGTACCACGTAGTAATCACTCACCAAGTCAGAATCACCATGAACTCGCTTAGCTAGCACGACGCCTAGGCTTGAAGACGAGACCAATCAACCTGTCGATCACCCAAATCGGGGACGCTCAAAGCATCACAAAAGCCTTCATTCGAACGGCAATCGGAGACAGGGAGATAAACGAAAACACCAGCCTTAATATGGGACTTCTTTAGTCTGTTTTCAGAAGAAGAAAGAGAACAACCACCAATCAATGTGGACTGTCCTTGGGAAAGTGGGCGGAGATGAGACACCGCTTCCTCACTTTGATAAACCTCTCTCCCCGGCAAGGGTCGAGAAAAGGTAGTATAGCCACCTTCTTGGTGCTTACTAATCATCGCAGTAGCAACTTTGCGATCCCAGCTACTAACCTTAAAATTAAATTTCGGAGGGCAAGGAACACCCATACCGCCTACGCTTTGAGGTAGGAAAAGGTTACGACGATGAGCTTTCAATTTTTTATACTCACGTCCATTCTTCCATCTTTTGCAGCTAAATCTCATAAGACTGAGCGTCATCCGCCTGATCTTATCTTTATGGAGACTCAGATACTCTCCTAGTAGCATTTTAGCTCGACCAGGTAAGGCGCCTTTTAAAAGGTCGCCTATTGAACTGACAATACCTGGATCTTCTCGGACCTCAAGAATCAATCTTTGATCTTCCTCGTTAAAGAACTTGAGGAAATCTGATTCCGTAAGAGCACTTACTTCTTCTTCAGTAAGCTCGCCATCAACTACACCCTGTACCTTGTGCTGTCCAAAGTATAGTCCTGTATTTAGGAAATCGATAGTGTAGGGATCATCTTTCTGATCCAGTCTATATTGAACACTTGTGCTATTCACATTAGCATAGACTTTATGATGGTAGGACTTTCCAACACTCATGTTGAGGCCAACTGCCTTACCAACTCTGATATGTTCCCCCCACAGTTCGGCCGGTGCTGCATACAACATGTCATCACCATTCACCAGGACGTGCCTTAACCGTTCTGTGTGGCTCCATCCCTTTTGAAGATCCTGTGTCACTCGAAGATAGACACCCAAATTTGCCAAGCAAAGAATTGGAAAGGAAAGGATAGAACCCATAAGCTGGCCACGAGTCATCGTGCCGCCAAAAGAACAGGAAGTTACGCGTTCATAACCGTAAACTTCATGCTTATCGGGGTAGTATAGATCATGCATCCCTAGGACTTGCATGGCCCGACGATACGTCTTAGGCGGGACATCCCTCAGAATCTCTTCGAGGATGCCACCACTATACTTAAAAGAAAGACCATCAGTCGCCGCGGAGTAGTCTACAGAAAACCACTCATCAGTTACGCGAGACCGCTCTTTGAGGTCAACCATGTCCGTGGGCGAGAAAGGACGCCCAATGAGACGGAAACAATCCCATCGTCTCATAATGCCGTGTAATACCTTTTGGACAGGCTTCATGCTATAGTAGGGAATGGATTCCCCCTTACTTATAACACGAACTTTAAAGGGCTCTAATACGCCTTGGATTACACATCTGAGTCTCATACTCCGGGGAAATTCTCTTTCCCTCTCGATCAACGAGGACCAGGAATCCTGTCCGCACCTTGCGTAGACAGTCCTTATTTCAGTCCCTTGGTGGTATCGCGGATTGGGAGAACATCTTCTCATCTCAACCATCCCGATCATCTCATCAGTCATACAAAAGTCTTTTTCGTTATCTTTTGTCCCAAGTCCTGCTAAATCACGCAGCTTGCCAAACTGACCGAGTCCCCTTCGTGTATTCTCATACGAAGCAGAACCAGAGGGAGTGTAGTTAAGAAAACTTACACTCGGATCCTTTAAACCCTCTGTGAGCTGGTACCTGACTTTCCTAATAACATAGTCAAAGGTAGGGTCTTGGAAGATCTCTTCAATAACAGAGTCATCCCCATCATCTAGGCTCGTAAGCATCTTTAGATGATCCTGATATGTCTTCTCGATCATATCGACCCCTGCAGGAAGCGAAGCTCTTTTACCTTGCAGCCAAGAATACCAAAAGTGAGTATTCTTACGGTTAAAACAAAATAACCGATTTTTCCACCAAACCCTGAAGGCACCTGTCGGTTCAAAGACAGGTTCAGTCGTCTCAGGGAGTTCGTTTCTCAAGTACTTGGCCATAGGGAAGGTTAACACGTGTTTTGCACGCTTAAGCCATTGACCCTCGGTCCCAGAAGTACGGAGATACTGGGAGATCTGATTATTCATCTCACCAGTGAGGAAACCATCGCATCCATGATGTCGCATGATTAACCTCAAGCCACGAACCAGCGCCGTAGTACGATCTTGTACAGAAACGCAATCTATCTTCGTACCTAGTAGATTGTCGTGAGCCACCTTTGGCTCGATGGTGCTATCAACTCCTTTCGAAAACTCGAACGGAATCTGACTCATTTTAGATTGAGCAGACATAGTAGTTATATTGATAACGTTGGAATAAGATTAGTTTGTTTTAGATTAACGTCTTTAACGGAT